CTAACAGGTTTTCAACAAGATAATACAGGTGCATATATAGAAAAAGATCCTAACGCCAAACTTACTTACACAGTGAGTTGGGTAGATTGGTTGCCTACAGGACAGACTGTGTCAACCAGTAGTTGGACTTTAGAAACAGACAGTGGCGACGGTAGTCCTTTGGTCAATCACGCTACAAGTGCAACAACCACCACAGCCAGTATTATTATCAGCGGTGGCAGTGCAGGCTCAATATATAAAGTTTATAACACAATAACAACCAGTGGAGGCTCCATAGAAAGGCGATATTTTAGACTAAGAGTAAAGGAGAGATCACTGTAATGCTTAAATTAGTCAAAGAAGAACAAGAAGAAGATTTATCAAGACCTGCTGCTGCACCTAGGGTCAGAGACATTGATAAAAATATGGTATGGAAGTTGGCCACAATGATGTGTTCCTACAAAGAAATAGGAGACATTTTTGGCCTAGGCGAAAGTACAGTTCGTAGACACTTTGGCAGTCTTATTGAACAGGCCTATAGCATAGGTCGTCGTAGTCTGCGTCGTGCTCAGTTTCAAAAAGCCCTTGAAGGCGATACTCGTATGCTTATATTTTTAGGCAAACAATATTTGCAGCAAAAGGATACGCCAACAGAAACAGAAACAGTGCAGCCTTTGCCTTGGAAGGATGACTAACATGACACTGAAAGAATTAGCACAAGAAATTAAAAATATTAAAGAAAATCACCTTGCTCACATAGAACAAGATGTCAGTAAATTAGAACGTCGTGTGGAAAGCATTGATGGGCGTATATGGGCAGTGTTAGTAATTTTAGTGGGCAGTGTTATAGGTTTTATTTTTAAGGGCCTTGTCTAATGCCATTAACAGTTCCGCAAAGAACTATAGCAGATAATCCTGCCAGATTCAAAGTCTTGATTTCAGGACGTAGATTTGGCAAGACTCACCTTGCTATTAGAGAATTGTGTAAGATGGCTGCAAAAAAGCCAGGTAGTATATGCTGGGCCATTTGTCCAAGTTATCGTATGGCCAAACAAATTTGGTGGATACAATTAAAAAGTAAATTACATGATCTACGTTGGGTAGAAAAAAGTAATGAAGCAGAATTAACAATCACACTCAAGAATGGTAGCCTCATTGCCTTGAAGGGCGCAGACAACTTTGACAGTCTACGAGGTGTTGGTCTTGATTTGGTTATTTTTGACGAGTTCCAGGATGTTCCTAAAGAAGCGTGGTCTGAAGTTATAAGACCTACACTAAGTGATAAGCAGGGCAGTGCATTGTTCTGCGGCACGCCTCGAGGTGTGGGCAGTTTTAGCCACGAACTTTATACAAAGGCTCTGACCGAACAAGACTGGGCCGCCTTCCAATTTTCTACAATCGAAGGCGGTAATGTTCCCATAGAAGAAATCGAAGCAGCCAAAAGAGACTTAGATGAAAGAACATTTCTTGCTGAATATTGTGCTAGTTTTTTAACCTATTCTGGAACTGTATATTATAACTTTGATTATCAGCGCAATGTTATAAAAATTCCAGAAATAGACCAAGGCGTTATAAATGTTGGAATGGACTTTAACTATGATCCAATGTGTGCCATCATAGCACAGATCAAAGGTGAGCATATACACATCTATGATGAACTACACATTAAAGGTTCAAACACAGAAGAAGTCTGTGATGAACTAAAACGTCGTTATCCTTATAGCAAGATCAATGTATTTCCAGATCCTGCTGCAAGACAAAAACGAACAAGTGCAGGAGGTAAGACTGATTACTCCATATTAGTCAATAATAATTTTACTGTACGAGCACGAAACTTTCATACTCCTGTGAGAGATCGTGTTAATGCTGTCAACGCTAAACTTAAAAATGCAGCAGGACTAACCAGTCTTACTGTTGATCCCAAGTGCCGGCATACAATTGACAGCCTACAGAGATTAACCTATAAAGAACAAACTAATCAAATAGACAAAGAAAGTGGCCTGGATCACCAAAGTGATTGCGTGGGCTATCTTGTTGATTATTTGTTCCCAATTAAGACTAAAGTTGAACAGGTCGAACCACAAAGATGGACCTTTAGCACAGTAAGGAAAAAATAATGTATAGCAAATATGACATTGAACAAGCACACCCAGAATGGTCTAATAACATTGATCGTTGGCAATTTTTAATTGACAGTTATTATGGTGGCAAAGAATATAGAGATGGAAAATATCTACTTGGCTATCTTATGGAAGCACAAGAAGACTATGAAGAACGATTAGACAACACTGCATTAGACAATCACGTAAGTGCAGTGGTCAGTATCTATAATGCTTTTCTTTTTAGACAGCCACCTAAACGCGACATGGGTAGTTTGGCATTAGATCCTGGACTAGAAGCATTTATGGCCGATGCTGACTTAGAAGGTAGAACATTCAGTGCCATTATGAGAGATGTATCAACCTATAGTAGTGTATATGGACATGTTTGGTGCGTTATAGACAAACCTGAGACCACAGCCTATACTCGTGCTGAAGAATTAGCACAAGGATTACGTCCATATATCAGTTTGTTTACACCTGAGAATGTTATAGATTGGTCTTACAGTCGTGCTAGTAATGGTGCTTACTATCTTACCTATTTGAAAGTTATAGAAAGTCGCAGTTCAGATCGTATTGTATGGCGTATCTACAGGCCAGATCGTATAGAAGTTGTCTATATGGAAAAAGGTGCACGAGATCCTGTTATAGAAAGTGTAACTATGAATGCTCTTGGTCGCGTGCCTGCTCTATGTGTCTATACACGTCGTAGTCCAATAAGAGGCATAGGCGTAAGTGATGTAGGTGATGTAGCAGACCTACAACGCAGTATCTATAACGAACTTTCAGAATGTGAACAGTTAATTAGATTAACCAATCATCCAAGCCTCGTAAAAACCGCATCAACACAGGCCGCAGCAGGCGCAGGTGCAATCATACAAATGCCAGAAGATTTGCAAGCAGATCTCAAACCATACCTACTACAACCTAATGGCAGCAGTTTAGATGGCATTCTAAATGCTATGAAACATAAAATTGAAGCCATTGATCGCATAGCACATATGGGTGGTATTCGCAGTATAGAAAGTCGTAGACTATCAGGTGTGGCACTGGCAACAGAGTTCCAACTTTTGAACGCAAAGTTAGCAGCCAAAGGTGAAGAGATGGAATTTGCTGAAGAACAAATTTGGCGTCTTTATGCTCAATGGCAGGGTATGGTTTGGGACGGAAGCGTTGATTATCCAGATAGTTTCAATATTCAAGACAAGTATAACGATATGAATATGCTTAAATTGGCCAAAGATGCCGGACCTAAGAGTCTAGTTGTGCAGCAAGAAATTGAACGTCAAATGTTGAGAATATTGGTTGAAAACGAAGACCGTTATGAAGAACTAGTAACAGAAATAGGCGAAGAAACTGAAAAAGATGAAGCCAGTTTAATCATGGACAGTTTACAGGTCTATGAAAAAGTTAAACAAATTATTGCAATGCCTTCAACAGGCAATGCAGATATTGATCGTGCAATTCATAACGAAGTATTAGATGAAGCCATTGATGATCCAGCAGTTAAACAACAGTTAGGCATTGTTCACGAAGAAGAGGAAGAAGAGGAAGAAGAGCATCCTAGCCTAGAAGGCATGAGTCCAGAGGATAGACAAAGCCATTTGCAGTCAATGTTAATGGAAGGTTATAGCAACGATGAAATTATAGAACTTCATCCCGAAGTCGATGTAGAAGAAATTGTAGCAGCAGCGGCAGCAGCAGCAAGAAGTAATTAAGGACACTTATGTTAGACATTCATAGACTACTACTTGAAGATGATCCAAATTTAGATTATAAAAAATATAGCCCTGAAGTATTGAATAGATACTTTGGCTATAAAGTTAGACCCAGCGAGCATCATTTTAGAATTCTCAAGTTGGCAGAGTTATACTATGTCAATAATGAAAAATTTATGAAGAAGGGCTATTTGGAACCTGGTATTCGTGCTCGTGAAGCATTAAGAGAATTGCGTAAGTTAGTGGTCACTAGACGTATAGAAATATTAGAAGATATGTATCGCATTCGTGCAGAATATCGAAGACTTCGCCAACCTGAAAACTATAAGGAGAATGTATATGCCCTTAAAAAAAGGATACGGAAAAAAGACGATCAGTAGAAATATTGCCGCAGAAGTAAGAGCAGGTCGTCCAGTTAAGCAGGCAGTGGCAATCGCTTATAGCATGGCCAGAAAGTCAGCACCAAAAAATAAACGTGCTGCATTATCAAGAAGAAAGGGGAGAGCATGAAATACGGTAAGAAAAAGCCCAAAAAACGTGGTAAAAAATACTAGTATTATAAATAATATTACATTAACAGAATTATCTGGTTGGTGTTACTCTTTCACCTAATAAGGAGGCCATAATGAGTGATGAGGTTACTGGTAAGCCCACTGTTGAAGCAGACTTCACAACAGAAACCCAGGATCGGACAGGATTTACACAGGAAGATGTTGATCGCATTGTAAAAGAAAGATTAACTAGAGAAAGATCAAAAATTCTTAAACAGTATGAAGGTGTTGACGTAGAACGTTATAGACAACTTACTGCCAAAGAAGAACAATTGCAATTGGAACAAGAAAAAGCCAAGGGTAATTTTGAAAAGGTCTTGCAGGAAACAGTTAGTAAGAAAGACAGTGCCATACAGCAACTTCAAAGAGAGTTACAAGCAATTAAGGTTGATGGTAGTTTGTTATCAGCGGCATCAGGTCGCAAGGCAATCAATCCTCAACAGGTGGTAAGGTTATTGAAAGACAATATTAGATTGACAGCCACAGGTGAAGTTGAAGTTGTAGATGAACAAGGTAATGTTCGTTATACAGAAACAGGTTCAGCAATGTCAGCAGAAGATCTAGTAAATGAATTTCTAAATACCAATCCACACTTTGTCAGTGCAGGTCCTAGTGGATCAGGCAGTCAAAGTAGTATTGCTCAAAACAAACAAGGTGTAATTGATCCTGCCAAGTTGAATATGAATGACCCTAAAGACAGGGCCCTTTATAGAGAACATATGAAGTCTAAAGGTATAAAAATTTAACATAACTTTTAGGAGGCCATTATGGCAACAGGTGCAACAACTTCGGGTACCGCAGGTAGTAATCAAAACCTAGCAGCCCTTTATTCAACAATTCAACAGACCGCTCTCTTCACTATGCAAGAAGTGGCATTTATGCGTCCTTTAGTACGCAACTTTAACTTGGTAGGACAACCAGGTAAAACTGCTCGTGTTGGTATCTATCCAACATTGGCAACTAGCCTTATTACCACAGGTGAAGGCACAGACATCAGCGCTGCTCAGCGTATTGATGCCACTGAGAAAGAATTCTCAGCAACAGAAAAAGCCATCATGGCTACACTAACTGACACTGCTCGTGATAGCACAGCAGATGATTCAGCGGCTGCTATTGGTCGTGTTCTTGGTGAAACTCTTGCCAAGAAAATCGATGAAGACATTGCTGCATTATTCACAGGTTTCAGTTCAGCAGTCGGTGGTGGAAGTGGAACAGAATTAACACCAGATGATATCCTTGCTGCTATTGCCACACTACGTGGTAATTCAGTAACAGGTCCTTTTGTTGGTGTATTTCATCCATATCAGACCTACAACCTACGCAAAGTTTTAGCCAATGCTGGTGCTGCTACAGTCCCTGCACTAAGTGATGTAGGTAATGCTGTTTTACAAAGTGGATATATCGGACGCTTGTTCGGTGTAGATATCTATGAGTCAGCAGTGGTTACTGGCACAAGTGCTGGTGCTTACATTGGTGCTGTGATGCATCCAGATGCTCTTGCTTTCTGCTTGAAGAAAGATCTAGGCATTGAAACACAACGTGATGCAAGCCTACGTGCTACAGAAATTGTGGCAAGTTGCACATACGCAGTTGGTGAATTATTTGACCTACACGGCGTAAAGATCATCACTGATGCTTCAATTAGCAACTAATCATTATTAGTTCTATAAGGGGGTTATCAAGCCCCCTTTTTCTATATACAATAAATATAACAACGAGAGAAGAAGGACTTCTCTTACCCTATAAGTAGGACTTAAGGAGGCCAGTTAATGGCTATATTCGCAACTATTGATGATGTCACAGATTACGAACCTCAGGTATTGGACTATGGTCTGCTTGAATTCGATGACGCATTAACCAAAGCACAAGGCGATGTAGAAAGATATCTACGCATACATTGGTGGCCTACCAAACAAATAGGCAAATATGATATAACAGTTATTGGCACATTCAGCGAAATGGAAGTGGCCAAATTAACACCAAGCCAATTGACTCGTGCCACAGTTTATTGTGCCCTGGGCTACTACATCTATCCCAGACTAAGCAAGTTTGAGCCAGATATGGATGTGTTTCAAATTAAACTAGATTATTATAAAAAAATGTATGCTGAAGAAATAGATTTGGTTATTCGCGACGGTGTAGAATATGACATTGATAATAGTGGCACAGTTTCAGAATCAGAAAAGGCGCCTACTTATTTCTTAAGACTTAAGAGATAACAGTGAGCCTACGCGAAGACTTTGCCAAGAATATAGTAGCCGTCCTTAAAAATATGCAGGACCCTAAACCTGCCTTGGTTACTAGA